CTCTGACTTTATTTTTAATATTTCTTTTTTATCAACACCAGCACCCAAACTTTGCATTTTCTTACCCATATTTTTCATCTCATTTTGCATTTTTTGTGTTGTGGATGAACCTGCAAAAGATGCAATAGTTCCAATAGATGATGATAGTGACACATCTATATCACTAAGATCATTTTTTAAGGCATCAATTGCACCAGGTAGTTTATCTGATATCTGATTGAAACCCGCAGATGCTGCTTCTATGCCTTGTTGTATCCCTGCTTGAGTTTCTTCTGAATTAATAAATTTATTTAATTTTTCCTTTGTTTTATCTGTTAATTTATCAGTTAAATCTTTTGGTAAAATTCTAGGTGATTTAGCATTTTTCTTTCCAGACTGTCCACCATCTTCATTTTTTATAATAATATTACCTGCTTTTATTTTATCTGTGTATCCTGTGAATGGCTCAAATGGACTTTTGTATTTACCAGAACCACCGAATCGTGCACCATTATTTGCAAATAAACCAATTATAACTGGCAATTGTCCATCGTCACCATCTAAAAAGAAACCAAGTGCTATATCACCTTGTTGAACTCTTAATGATTTTGATTTACCACCTTTTCCCGTTCCTCCTTGAGTAGACAAAAGACAGTGTGCCCAAGGCAAATCTTCATTTGATAATTCTTCTTCATCAAGAGGATGATATCCAAGAATACGAACCTTTACTCTAGCACCCCAAGCTTTGTCAACTTGTTCCATTTGATGCTGCTGAACATCTTTTGGTGCAACTTGTCCAATCCACCAACGAAATCCATCTTTTCCTATAAAGTTTGACTTAAATAAATTATCAATCATTTTCTCCCCTTTGTATCCCTTACCATCTCAATTTGTGATGCAGATTCATCCTTATTAAAGAAATGACATATCTTAGTTATCATATATAGACCACTTTGGTTCTGATCTGGTTCTTTCCTTTTCTGTCTATCTATCCTTGGAAAATTACATTTCACCACACTGCCAGCAGTTAAATTCATGTTAACTGGTATTTGCATTGTTAATACTTCAGTTTTTAATTGTTGATATCTTACCATTGCTTGTGAATGTATTAATGCAGGATCTGCGTTTCTCTTACTTGGATCATTCCAACCAGTATCATTAGCATCTCTTTCAATTGTTCCAATATCTAATACTGCAGAAAAAATTCTAGATGGTAACTCTGTTATACTTTTATCTCTTTTATCAAACTTAAAGGCATTAATAATTTTTTGACCTAATGTTGGAATATTATTAACATAATCATTTCCAACAAACAAAGTTTTTTTATTCACCTTAAATGATACTGGATTTACATAAAATCTCTGACTTGCATATCCACCTCTCTGTAGTTTTTCTAGAAGATCTTTACTACCCATAGTAACTTCTTTAATCTTAAAATCTTTATTTGGATCCCTACTATTTACAATACCAGGTGTATAATTATATTCTATTTCATAAGGTTCACTCGATATTAAATCATCTATGGATGTGAAATTATATCCAAATTGAGTTTCATAGAATAAAAATCCAGTAGACGATCCCTTTTTTGATGAAACTGATTTAGCAGCTAACCAAGTAATAATTGAAAAAGGTTTCTTAAGATTTCCAATAAATCCATATGGATTTTTAGTTTCATTAATGTTTAATTCTTTATCGGTTTTTATATATTTCTTGAGTATATCTTCAACAGAGTCTGATATTTTTTGTGATGATGGAAATTTTCTACCAACTCTTACAGTTTCATTTGTTATTGCTTCTCTTGATACAAGATTTAATGTAAACGCTTCTCTTTCAGCATCAATTAATATATTAGTAATAGATGAAACATAAAAATATTTTTCAGGGGTATCAAATTTTAGTCCTTTATTAGTTGCAGAATTACCAGATATTTTTATAATAACTCTTTCACCTCCAACTAGAGGTAAACCATTATACAATGAAGTCAAGATACCATCTTCACCCTCTATCGTTCCACCAGTGTTTGATACTTGCACCTTTGCAGTTAAGTGTGGTGAAAATATATTTTCAAAGTATGAAAAAAATACGACACCCTCTTTAATATCAGCCGTCCTTTTACCATCGGTTGATTCTATTATGAACTTTTCATATAATACTGCGTCTGATGCTGCCATGTTACTTTAGATTTAATAAGGCTAATTTCTTAATTTCGCTCTTTCCATTATTATTTGATACTAATGGTTTATTATTACCTCCACTCATATTTACACCACCACCAGAAGTCTGATTATTCGATGAATCATTATTAACAATAATGATTTTGTCTCTCTTTCTAGGAACTGAAACATCTACTTCCTTTTTATTAGGAATAATTCCAGCTTTCATTTCATCAGTTATTTCAATTGATGCAACTACCTCACCTCTATCTTCACGATTAAAATTTCTTTCTATCTGTCTTCGTCTATCTGGATCTATTGACATATCACTTTTTGGATATTTGAATCTTGCAAATAATCCTTGTATATTATTTTCACTTTCTCTGTTAATCGCATCTTCTTCACTTTCCTTTAGTATTTTATTCGTTCTCGCATCATATCCAAAAACGTTCCTAAAGAATTTTACTACTTTATTATCAGCTTCATCTGCTTTTTTATTAAATGTTAAATCTTCACTATCCTGTGCCGAAGTTCTAACTCCTCTTCCCCTTTGATTTTTTTCATCTACTTCACTCTTGATTACAGTGACTTCTTTATTATCTTTTTCCTGACTCTCTATGTTTTGATTTCTTTCATCATTGATTGATGAATTTTCATAATTAATATCTTCAGTTGATATCTTTATTGCATCTACACCGTCCTCAATCAATTTTTTGTCTTGCTCCTCAGAACCTTGCTCCTCTGGAGGAACAATCATGTTTCCTTCATCATCAATTTCCAATCCTTCATCTTTATATAAATCTGACTCACCAAAAACATTTAGTCCAAATGCTTCTGGTTTTCTTGCAGCGTTAGTCAATCTAAATAAATCCATATTAAGTAATTGTACACGATTATTTGTTTCTTCTAATCCTGCGATAACATTTGTTTGGTCTTGTTCTAATTCTTGTCTTTTTGGTATTTTTGTAAATTGTTTTGTTATACCTTCCTCTATATTAACTATGAAAGTTGATATGGCATCAGTAAAAAACTTACCAACTGATAATAATTTTATTAATAAAGTTATCAATCCAGCCAATTTAGGAAGAATAGGTAATAATTTTGTAGTAAACCAACCTATTATCACGATTCCCACTAGATCAAGCATTCTACCAAGAAATCCTCTTGTGCTTTTTTGTAAAATAGTTCCTTCTCTTTTTGTTGCTCCTTGTAATGTTGATGCTTCTATTTCATCTTCTCTTTCTTTTCTAAGAACATTTTCTCTTCTTCTTGCAAAGAACTTACCATCCTCTCTTATTAAACTTCTCTTAAAAACATTACTTTGAGTTTGTTGATTTATTATCTGACTTGCCTCTTTCTGAGATTGTTGTAAACCCAATGAAAAATTAGTAGCAGAATCTCGTATCGAATTGATACTGATCGATGATTTAAGTGTAGCGTTTCTTCTATCTTGTATTGACATTAGAACATGTTAAATTCGGCTTCTGCAATTGCAATATAATTATTACTCTTATCTTCTGCAGAAATATTAAGTGATGGTTTTATATTCTGCTTTGATGATGTTGCTATCTCTTTGTTTTGTTGCTTCTCAAACGCACTCATCGAAATTGTTGTTATTTCGGGATTATTGTTTATATTTGATACTGCTACAGATTTTTCGATTCCATTTTTTGTTGGTGTTATAGTATTCATAATATCACCTGTTGATACAACTTGTATACCATCATCAGCACTAACAACTTTTTCATATCCTATAATTCTTCCACGTTTATTCTTTATTGGTTTACCTTTAGAGTCTTCTGCATTCGTAGCATCTGATGTATCTGTTGGAGGTTTTGCTTTGTTAGCACCAGTGAGTCTATCCATCACTCCACCAAATAAACCAGGAAGATATTGTGCAGCCACTATAGACAGAACTGCTCCAATAAGACCACCAGCTAATGTACCTGCACCAGGAAAAATTGCACTTCCAATAAGAGCACCAATTTTCATTCCAATAGCACCTGATGCAATGAATCCACCTGTTTCTGCTACTGCACCTAAACCAGCCTGAGCAAATGTTTGACCCTTAGCTTTTCTATCTAAAAATTCAGCACCAAGGAATAATGTATTAACTATTTGATTGACATACGGTATTTTGTTTAGAAAATTACGTGCACCCTTAAAAAATCCAGCACCAGGTAATGCTTTCTCAAGCCCAAGCATTTTCGGTAATCTTGTTGTTAAGAAATTACCAAATTCTGCACCAGCATCAATTAAAATTTTTGTAAACGCTGTATTCCTGAAAAAATTAGCCATTCTAGAAACTCTAGAGGCTTGTTTTGCTATTATCTTTCCACCGCCAGCAATAAAACGTCGAAACTTATCTAACGTATTTCTAACAAAAGCAAGTGCTGATTTAAATCCTATAGTTAATATACCACTAACACCAATTTTAAGAACTGTGGCACCGATGGCCTTCAATCCTAGTAAAATTTTTCCTAAACCACCCTTAAATAATAGTAAAGTTCCTCCAAAAAATAAAAGTGACGAAAGAAATTCTATCTTAAATTTCTTCATCGCATCAGCATTACCCTGACTTTTTAATGTAAAAAATCTTAGAACTTTATCTGTTAACCACCCACCAGCGATTATTAATAAGAACCGTCCCAATCTTTCCAAAATACCCTGAGTCCTTCGTGCAATTGCTCTTACAGGTGATAGCAATGCTTTTTGTATTTTGCTTTCTATTTGACGTTCCTTTCCTTCTCTTAATCCCTGCTCTGCTAATATTGCTTCTCTTCTTTGGTTCTCTCTTTCTCTTTGTCTTTCTAATTGATCACTTAACGCAAGATTTTCTTTAATCGCTGTTAATGATCCACTTAAACTTGTTACTTGACCATTTATTGTTTCTAACTGTCTTGATACCCCTTGTAAACCTAAAGAATTTTGAGTTAATAATGATGTTACTTGTGGATCTGGTTGAGCAGGTGTAGGCACTCTTGATCTAAAGACATCAGAAGACACACTTCTTCTAATACCCTGAAGACTTCCAGCAATCGGTGATCCTAAAGTTTGTTGTTCTTCATCCATTTCGTTCTTGTTGTGCCTTTAAGTTTTCTTCCTCAACATATTGCTGTAAAAGAGATACGTAAATTTCTCTTTCCCACGGTATCATATTTTCTAGCTCTGTTAAACTATATTTATGATGCTGCATCAAAGCAAAGTTAAGTTTAAAGTATGACGCAAGGTCTTCATGTGCCATACTTATGTGAAAAAATTCTGTAGTCCCTCCAAAACTATTTCATTTTCTTTTTTTGTGTTAGGATTAGTAACCTTAACAGTATGACTAAGTTTTGGCATAGTCTCAAAAAACTTCTCAACCATCTTAAATTGTGACGAATTAAGTTGTTCTACAAATTCTGTCAACTCTTTTTTCGTACACTCACTTGAAGACCAAGACTCCTCTTCAGAGTAAACTTGATCTATACAGGATGATATAAGATCAAAGGTATCATCAACGTTCATACCGTTGGCATCAAAATTGCTTTTGATAAATTCATTCAATGATGGATACTTCATACGAAGAGTAAATTCATCATCTAATTTTATATCACGATTATGTCCCTTATCCTTTATCACCTTAATACTATCAATATTAATCAAAGTAGGAACCTGAGTTTTACCATCATCAGGACAAGTAACCATGACTTCAATCTGCTCTCCGACAGATTTTCCACGAATATTTAAGAAAAGATATTCAATATCAAAAGTCGATAATTTTTCAACTTTGATACCTCTGGTCAAGATACAATGACTTAATATATCTTTCACAGCGTTTGCAATTTGCTTAGAGTCCTGTGACTCCATCGCTAATATTAAAACTTTCTCTTCCTTCACTAAAAAAGGTCTAAACTTTATTTTTTTATCAGAAGATGGAAGAGTCAACTCATAAGTCGGAGTTGCAATTCTAGGTAATGGCATAATAATTTAAGCACTTCAGTGTCACTATTTATAGGGGTTTTTTGGGTTTATCTTCTGCTTTCTCCTATGAATAAACCTGCTGCATCTGTATTAAATGTTTGTGTAAATGAATTTTGTATGGTTCTATTCAATGATGCGAGATTGCTATTTAATAATGGAGTTGTTCCCATTACTTGATGTAATCCCTGATTTGCTTGATATACGTTATTAGGATCGCCAGGAAATCTTGATCCTATATTATCTCTATTATTAAATAATTTACCTAAACTTCTTGCTAGTGATGAAGATTCACCACATACATAACGATCATAACTAAAAGTGGCAGTTGCCTTTAATAATTGTGAACCTTGATAGGATACCTTAACTGAATTCAGTGACAATGGAAATAGACCTATAAATCTATATTCTAAAAATCTATTATAATCTCTCTCAAACTTAACAACTCTAGTATCATTTGATTTGTAATACTTTGGATACCTCATCTGAAAGTGATAATTATCTGATGAAGCATCAGCATCTGATCCACCTGCAATATATTCCATCCAATGCTCTATAAATTTCATTGATTTATATTCTGTGTCAACATAAAAATCAAAATTTATTTGTGTGAAGTTACGAGTATGTACCATTCTCTCAACTAATCCCTGATAATCACCAACTGTATTAATTGTTGCTAATGCACTACCAGGCAATACAGCATCACTGCATAATAATCCTGCATCATCTGCTATGAAACGATCATTGACTCCCTTTCTTCTCAAATGTCCACGTAATCCACCATTAAAAAACCCTGATCCGTCTCCACCACTTGGAAGTGCAAACTTCACTAAGAAATTAGAAGTAGTCGATACGTTTTGTAATTTAGGTAAAATATCTGATATTTGTCTTGGTCTTGGTGCTGGCACTCTAAATAAAAATACATGTTATATGTATTTAGATGTCTTATAAGGGAAAATACTATCCCTCCTTTCCTAAAAAGTATAAAGGTGATCCAACAAATATAATATACAGATCATTATGGGAAAGAAAGTTTATGGTTTATTGCGATAAAAACCATAATATATTGGAGTGGGCAAGTGAAGAAATTGCGATACCTTATCGCTCTCCAGTTGATAATCGAGTCCATAGATACTTCCCCGACTTTTATATGAAAGTCAAAGAGAGAGGTGGAAAAGTGAAACGATATGTGATTGAAGTGAAACCAGCAAAGCAAACAAAACCACCCGTGAAACCAAAGAGACAAACAAAAGGATACATTCGTGAAGCATATGAATATGCAAAGAACCAAGCAAAATGGAAGATGGCACGGGAGTTCTGTGCTGACCGTCAGTGGGAGTTCAAGGTAGTT